CGAGCAAATCCAAGCCAAGATTGACCTTGCAGCCCACAAGGGCGGAGAAGGTGGTGACACTTGCGAGGACTACCTACTCAACAAGGGCGAAGACTTGACCCAGGAGGACAAACAACGCGCCGAATCCAAGGCCATCGCCAGCGCCACCGAGAAAGACACTTCCGAGTTATTGCAGGAGGAATGGGCAGCCAAAGACGCAGCCCAGGCAGCACTTGAGAAGGCAGTTCAGGCTCGTGGTAAAATGACAATCAGAAAGAAGGTATCAGCATGAACCGCAAGTATGAAATTATCCACACGGTAGCCCTAAACGGTGAGAACTACGATATCACCTACAGAGACGTAGAGCCGGAAGAAATGCCCTACAAAATGCCCTATGCGATGCATCTCGTATTGCCCAGCGGATACCACAACAGCCACCACTTCAGCACATTGCGAGCCCTGATGATTCATCTAGAGCAATCAATCAGGACCGATGCAAGGATACGGTACAACGAAATGACAATCAGAAAGAAGGCAGCCAATGTGTGATTTTATCGACAAATACGCCGCACCCGAAGACATCGAAATTGACTATAAAGGGCTGCAGAATTGGCACAGGCTACGAGAAGAGGAGCAGGCCGAGCGGTTGGCCCAGGCTGCAGAAGCTGTGAGAAATAAGCAGTTTATCACATTCCTCCCCGAGTCACTCAGGAAAGACTCGCGAGAGCTGCACCAGATAACCGGGCAGAACATGACCTATCATCAGTTCGTTGAGAATATAGAGGAAGGGCTCTATAACCCTGCCCAGCTAAGGGCTATCCTTTCAGACGGAACAGTAATGCACGAGGGGAAACCCTACTTCTCACTACCCGCCAAGTACGCCGTGCGGGCATTGCTTGACCGAGAGCCAGGCACCAACCTTTAACTTAAAGGCCCTCGAAAGAGGGTCTTTTTTTTGCCCAAAAATTTTCGACTCGCTTCGCTCGCCAGTTAGCTCCACTGCTCACCATGTTCCTTTGATGCCTCGAGTCATCACCCTAAACGGCACCAGCCGCCCTAGAAGCCCGGCACCCCAGCCAATAACGCGTAAACACTCAAACCTTACGAGAGGGCGAATAGCCCCCTCGCGCTCCCCTCGACACGGGACTTGCCAGCCCCGGACCCCGCCGCTCGGTAACCGGAACCAAAAGCCACGGATGGAATCCTGACCCAAGGCTCGGCCAAGGCAGGATCGCTTGCGCGACCTGTCCCCTTGTCCTCGTGGGAGACATGCGTTTCGCCTATCGGCAACCAACGTGCCGTTGGATTACTCCCTCAAGCCGGGAGGCTCCACCGTTCCGCTGGATTGACCACCATGCTGTTGGATCCGCATTGCCTTCGGCGACCTCGCAGGGCGACAAATTCTCAAGCCGAATGGCTCTCCCCACGGAGAGTGCTCAGGGCTCTGCCCTAAGAACCAGTCCTCAAGCCGGAGGGCTTAAACATGCTGTTCAATCCGCTTCGCCTCTGGCAGTCACGCGGGAGCGACCAACCCCATACGCGGGGCGCGTCAAGGCTTCGCCTTAAAAACCATCCTCCGGAGGACGGGCTCCTTAAGGATTCAAGACCACACCGTGTATATTTTAATCTACAAAATTCCAACTACCCCCCACCCCTAAGGAGATTCTAATGGGCGCACTCAAGCAACAATTTATGCTAATGCAGGAACAAGGCATTTCAATTCTAGACAATCCTGACCTACCAATTGAGCCAAAAACTCAAGAAGAAATTGCAATCAACTTTCTACTTATAGAAGCAGCAGATTGCATTACAGGGTGTCTTGAACTTGGACTTTCACCTAGCATTCTCAAATCAAGACTAATAGATATAATTAGAAAAGAATCAGCACCTGTCCGAAAAGGAGACAAGACGTGACAGACGACTTAAAATTAGACAAAGAATTTTTCAAAGACCTCGAAGGCAAGCGCTCGAGAGGGGAGCTAGCAGAGCTGGTTAACCCGTATGCTCAGGGACCTTATCCTCAGTGGCCAGCAAGCCAGGGCAAGTTTATTGCTCATGAAGAAATTACAGATAACACTAAGATAGCAATGAATAAGCATGATATTGTTATGTGCATAGACAATCTTAAGGAACTCAATGTTCCGCGCAATGTAGTTATTCGATTCCTAATTCGAGAAATCAAAAACATATTTGGAGATAAGTAATGGAAGATGATTTTACAGTTGTAACAACCCAAGACATCATTGAGCTTAAAGACGATATTTATGGCTGGCAACAAAATGCATGGCGCATACCTAAAACAGACGCCGAAGATCAAGTTATTGAGCTTATCAACAGGACGCACGAACTTCTTAACAACATGATTAAAAGCACAGAAAGGCATTCATAATGGCTGGCGAACCACCTTTAGATCCACCTGATGAAATAGAATTACCAGAGCCCGACCAGGATGACTGGGATCAATGGAGGCTTGTAAGCAAAGCAGAAGACTTCTGGGAATGGATTATGGAAGACAAGGTTGATGAGCTTACTGAAGCAATCGAGCATGTCTTAGTGCCATTCATTCCAGGCAAAAAAGGTAGCCCAGGTAGCGATGTTTCAAAACGCAAAGCCGGGCAAGCACTGGTTGATCTCATTGATGAATGGATACAGCTAGGAGACCTTAACGATTACCATGAAGACAATCCATCAGGCTCACCTGATTACGATGGCCCTGATGAACCACCTTATGAGCCAGTGCATAAATACTATGATGGAACAGGAAACCCACACGGATGAAGGGACTCACAGAACAATTAAAGAAATGGATGGAGAAAAACAATGAGCAGTTATCTGATAAGCCCAAACGACATAGCGATGTTAGCAAACAAGATAGTCCACCTAAAACAGAAACATCGCAGGTGGATAACAACTGAAGAACAAATTGAACAAGCTGTTTATCTAGCAAAGCAAATGGCGTGGGAGAATGTAGATTCTTTGTGTCATTCCTATAATAAGACAAGAGAAGATTACATTCCTCACATGCTTGCAGTAATCGGAAGCACCAAAAGCATAAGACTTTTAAATCAACACAATCCAAAAGCTACTGCTATTGAATGGCTGGGGCTTGTTAAGAATATTGAATATCAGTCAATAGATCACTTACCAGTTGGTGATGCTGGTACTCTTTGGCATCAGATAAAAGATTACTTTATCAGCGAACTGCCTGGTGTTTATGACACCTGGGGTTCTTCAAAAAACATTCATCTTGAATTTAGCAAAAGGAAATATCATGGCCTACAGCATAGTCAGCTATCTGCAGTATCAGGGAAAAGACGAAGACAAAAGAGACGTACTCGAAGAAGGCATCGAATCGGAGGGAGAAGCGCTAGAGCTATCGGGTGAATATGAAATAGCTTTTGGGCTTAGGTTTCAAATATTTATTGTTGATGAAGGTAAAGAGTTAACACGCCAGCAGTTCGCAAACAGCTTAACAGTCTCAGATGAAGACAGGTACGGAGATAATATATGAGTCATCTATTGCTGCAAGACGGAAAAATTATTTTCGGCGGGAGTGACAACGAGTGCTACATAAAGCTTCAGCAGCTTCAGCCACACTCATGGGATTACGCCACAAAGCATGGAGGCTACAGGGTAGTAGCTACTGATAAGCTTGTCATCCAAAGAGCAGATTCAGCAAAACAATCTGTAGAAAAAATACTATCATTCGCCGAAGCCCTGGGCAGTGATTATGTCCGCATAGCAGAAAACACAGATCTAATAGACATAATAGATGAAGCCAAGTCTGCAATGATAACGCTTAACAATATAATGAATGCAGTGACGTGGGATGATTCCTTTCCTTTTAATATGCAAACCAAAACACCTGACGGAGATATTCTTGTCGAGGAGGATAGAAATGAATGACAAAAAAAATTGGCCAAACCTGGATGGCCTGAAGACTTACGATGGGCCGAACCAAAGTGCGAAGAATTTATGCACTTTGTCAGGGAGCCAGTACACGTACCCCAGTATGAAGATAAGCACCCACTCAAAAATAGCAAAGGCATTAGTAATGCAAATACGAGAACTGCACGGCACCTCAAAACCGGTCGTCCTTTTAACAGACTCTCTAAGACTACTAGAGGCTCTGGCTATTTTGTTCGAAGATACGCCAATAGTAGAGGTAGTCGATATGATTCTTGACCAAGCTTACGATAACCACGAGGAGAAAAAAGATGGCTAGAACCTGCTTTCAAAATAATGTCTTTAGCGCCAGCGCAATATCAACAATAGAACAATGCGAGATGAAAGCTTACTACGAGTACGAAGAAGGCTGGGAGCTAAAGACTATTAGCAACGGTTTAAAAACTGGCCTTATGATGCACGATGCCCAAGAGATGTATCTTCATGGTCACAACTGCAGCGCTGTTCTTGACTCTATAGAGCAGGAAGTTAAATCAAGATCATGGCATGAAGATCCTTTGTTTCTTCCCAAGCTACGGTCATACATCAAAGGATACTATCAAGCCTGGGAATCAAAAGATGCCGATGCATTTACCAGAGGCAAGTACGAAATCTTATCTATTGAAGAAGACTTTATGTTTAGAGTCGATGCAGGTTCAATGACCGCAGTAGATTTTGTTGGAAGAACTGATGCCGTTCTGCTTGATAAAGAAAATGATTACATCGTCTTAATGGAACACAAAAATGTTTCCAGCAAAGACTGCCAAGACCCATCAAGTATATTTTGGCAAAGTCTCAGTATGAATAATCAGTTAACAATCTACGCTACATACTTAGAACAAAAATATAATAAGCCTGTCTATGTCTGGTATGATGTTGTCCTTACAAGCCCTCAAACTAAACCGAAAATTATTGATAGAAAAACTAAAGAAAGGGAATCTTCTGAGGAGTTTGAGAAAAGAATTACTGAAATCTATATGGACGAAAAGGAGAATCGTTACATTAGAAAGCTTATTCCAATTCTAGATGGATCAAGAATCCAAAGAATGGATGAGATTATGAGCATTGCTTATACCTCAAACAGTGTTGCCTATATTGGCAATGCAAAAAGAAATACTCAAAGCTGTAGAAACTACGGAGGATGTGCATTTCTTAGCGCATGTATTGGCTCTGAGCAAATTCACGAGAATCCAAAGTTTCAGAAAAAAGAACACTTTAAATTAAAGGATCAAAATGACATCCCGTTTTAATATCGCATCTGTGCCGGAAGACATTAAGATTCCCGCTCCCAGGCTCGTTGTTTATGGCGAACCCAAAGTTGGAAAAACATCTTTCGCATCAGGTGCTCCGGCGCCTCTGCTTCTACAAACAGAAGATGGTGCAGCCGGATTAAGAATCCCTAAAATTCCAGAGACTCCATGTGAAACATGGGAAGAGTTAATGGAATGCTTAAGACATGTGCTTCGAGAAGACCATGACAGAAAGACTCTGATCATTGACACTCTCGACAAGGCAGAACTGCTTGCTCAGAAAAAAGTCCTAGAAGAACAGTTCGAAGGCGATAAGAAAAAATACATGGCCTATTACGTAGGGCCAGTTATCGCTGGAGAAATGATATCTCAAGTTTTGTTTGCTCTAGATGTAATTAGAAAAACAAAAAACATGAACATTATTCTTATTGCTCATGATGGATTACTGCCAGGTGCTAATGCGCTTGGTGATGACTTTAAGAAGTGGGCACCGAGCCTAAGTAAATATGCATGGAACAGAGTTAGGGACTGGGCAGATCAAATTGGTCATGCTCAATCTAGATTTGCTGTTGACAAGGGTAAGGCCAAAGAACTTGGCAAAGACCGTTGGTTACATTTTCGAGGAAGCCCAGGCAGAGATGCAGGGTGTCGTGTTGGGTATGAATTGCCAGACAAAATTAAATTAAACTGGGACGAATATCAGTCTCACATGGGAGATAAGTTAAATGACTAAAATTAATTTTACAGTATCAGCAGAAGAAAAAGAAACCTTTAAGCCGCAGGTTCCTTTCGGTCCAGGCATTTATGATTTTGAAATTCTTGAAGTCAAAGCTGGCGAAGCAAGCACTGGCACTCGTCGCCTTGAAGTAACTCTGCTTGCCAACCATGACGGCAGACAGTTCAAAGTGTTTGACAATGTTTACCTTACAGACAATTCCAAGTGGCGTTATGATCAGTTCTGCGAATGCTTTGGGCTTGACTCCACCAATGAAGAGCTTGACACCGATGAGTTTCAAGGAGCCGAAGGCGTTTGTTCTCTTGGTCCAAAAGAAGACTCTGCCTATATGGAAGTAAAAAGGTATCAACCTGTCGGGTACTCCGGACCATCTGGCCCTGCTAATGCAAGCGGCGTTGATGCGCCACCCTTCTAAGAATTGTGCTATATTAAATTAGAGAGCAGGTGCTCTTTCACAATTTTGATAAGCAGTCTTTTTCCTGGCTGCTTATCCTTTGCACCTGTTCTCTTTTCCATCTACCTCCAGCATGGAATAAGCCAAATGAAAATTGACATAAATGCAAACAGCTTAAGAAAGTTAGTA